AGTTAAAAAAGACAATTTTTAATATCAAAAGTATTGCCTTTTGGAGCAAAATGTGTTATAAATATGGATGTAGGTGCCTTAGGGGCCTATAATTTTGATTAACTCGCTTAACTAAGGAGCATATAAACATGACTACAAGTCTATTACCAAGTCTATTTGACTTTCACAAAACGCTGGATCCATTCACAGTTGGTTACGATAAATTCTTCAAAGACATCGAAGAAGTTACCAAAAATGTAACTAAGAATGTACCATCGTATCCCCCATACAATATCAAACAAGTAAGCAAAAACAAGTATGTCATTGAAATGGCAGTTGCTGGTTTCGCCAAATCTGATATTGAAGTAACTCTTGAAGGTAATAAATTGGTCATCAAAGGCTCTGCAAAAGAAGAAGAACTTAAAGAAGAAGAAAATTTTCTCTTTAAGGGAATCGCTAACCGTAACTTCTCACGTTCATTTACATTAGCTGACAAGATTGAAATTGGTCAAGCTGAAATGATGAATGGTATGTTGCGTGTATGGTTAGAAAATCTTGTGCAGGCTCAAGATACCATTAAAAAGATTGCCATTAAAGAAAAGAGTGTATAATGAACTGGTGGCCCGTAACCGATGAGGAATGGGAACAGTTGAATTATCCAAAAAGTCGGTAAACATATAGGGGGCTCTTGACAGGCTCCCTATTCTGTGTTATAATGGTACATATTATGAAAAAAGTGAAATCAATTCTCAAAAAAGTTCGTGCTAGAAATGGTACGGACATCTTCTATACTTACTCCCATTGGCCGATTGAGGAAATTGATGGCGAGAAATTTATTCCCGTTGTTAGAGAAGTACCCGATTCAAAGAAAAATCAAGTGGTTCATTATATGAAAAAAGATAGTATGGAGTATTTAAAATGACAGTTCTTACAAACTACCAGATGGTACAAAATCAAAAAAGAACCTTTGATCCAAAGAGTAAAAAAGATTTAGAAATATTTAAATCATTTTTGACCAATAATAAATGGGGAGGTCCTTGTCCGTTTATGTTGGAAGAACCACATACGATTATTCCGGATATGTTAAAAGACAAATACATCCGTAGTCAATTTAACATTCCTGAACCTATGGCGGAAATTTTAAAATGAAATGGCTGAGATATTCTGGATGTAACATTACACTAAAATTAAATCCATTTCATTGGCGGATTGGTTTTAGTAGGGGTAGTGAGAATGATGCTTGGGAAGTAACAACTTCCTATATCATTGAATTAATGCCAATCACCATACGAATATGGTTTGATGATGGAAGTTGGTAACCAATGCGGGCTGTTAGCATATTGGTAGATGCGTCCGGCTCATAACCGGTTGAAGAAAGTTCGACTCTTTCACGGCCCACCAAACTATGAAACAAAAATTTATTGACGCTTATATGGATGTGGCAGAAAGATTCGCCAAACTATCATCCGCAAAACGATTACAAGTTGGTGCTATTATTGTCAAAGATGATAGGATTATTTCTATTGGTTATAATGGTATGCCGGCCGGATGGACCAATGAATGTGAAGAAGTGATAGAAATACACGAGGATGGCGGTGTCATCACCAAAACCAAGGATGAAGTGATCCACGCTGAGGCTAATGCCATCGCTAAACTCGCCAAGAGTAGTGAATCTGGAGATGGTTCCACCATGTTCCTGACACATGCACCGTGTATTCATTGTGCAAAACAAGTCTATACCGCTGGTATTAAAAAAATATATTACCGTAATTCGTATCGAGATACCATCGGTATAGACTTCTTAAATAGATGTGGTATATCAGTAGAACAAATTTCACCAGGTGAAAACTAGATAGCACCTAAATATTTGAGAAGTATTAGTTGGTTTTCACAGGAGAAACCTCAAATGCAACTCAGTATAGTCGGATGTCCAGATAAAGAACGCTTTCGGCCGTTTGTAAAGCGTGCGGCTATTTTTTATGCTGAACAGTTGATGACTGCAAAAATGTTAGAAAATATATGTGTACGGATTAAATTTAATTCTAAACTTGACGTTTTGGGTTATGCTGACGTATTGGACTACAACGAAAGCAATAAACCTAGAGAATTTCAAATAGAATTGAATCCGGTTATAGGTTCACATGATATATTGGAAACATTAGCACATGAAATGGTTCATGTTAAACAATATGCTTATAATGAAATGAATGAATATGGTACTCGTTGGAGAGGCCAGAAAATTACAGAAAACTTAAATTACTATGATGAACCATGGGAAGTTGAAGCTTTTGGGTTATCAACAGGATTATTTACCAAATTTGCTATTAAAGAAAAATTGTGGGAAGTGTTTAGTGATGTTCGTAATCCAGATGCACCACTCAAGCCAGAACCAATAGCATGGTTAAATATACCACAAATAACCATTGACAATCAAACTATATAATGTTATAGTATTACATATGCGGTCGGGGTATAGAACCAGATTAGGTGTCCAATCTAGTCACTTGGTGCAAATCCAAGCCACCGCTCCAAATTCTTAAAGGACTATATTATGGCAGTTGCGAAATCTAAAAAGAAAAATCCCATGTTGACCAAAAACGGCAAACCGAGATTAGGTCCTTTAAACATTGCTCAACTAACAAAACTGTTAGAATCAACGAGCAAACCAAAAATCAAAGCCAAAATCAAAAACGCTATTGCAAGAAAAACAGTTTAAGTAGTAAATGAAACCTGTAATAGTATTTGGTAATCAAGATTCCGCTAGCACAACGAATTACTATCTATCTGTAGATAGTCCTTATCGAGTTGTGGCATTTACTGTGGACCAAGATAGAATCACCAACTCTAATCACGAATCCCTTCCGGTTATTCCTTTTGAAAAAATACTGGAAGAGTTTCCACCAGACCAAGTTGAAACGTATTGGTATATGAAGGAACTATAGTGCAACCTTTTGTTGAGATTGGAAACAATACAATAGTTCGTTCTGGTGTTAATTTAGGACACCATTGTGTAGTTAAAGATCATTGCTTCATATCAGCTGAAGTAACAGTAGGCAGCAGAACCATTATTGGTTCACAAACATTTATTGGATTAAACACCACAATATTAAACTCAATTAATATAGCAAATAAAAGTTTTATTGGATCTAGTACCTTGATAAACCGTAACACACAAGAATTTTCAAAGAATCTTGGAATTCCTGCACATGAATATAATTAAAAACCTTAGTAGTTATAAAGATAACTTTGTAACAGTCCATCAAGGATCAGAACAACCAGAAATTTCAGTAGTTATGCCTGTTTATAACTGTGAAGAATTCGTTGCCGAGGCAATTACTTCTGTATTAAAACAAGAAGGAGTGGCAGTTGAAATTTTAATATCAGATGATGCTTCTACTGATAATACTTTTGCTGTTGCGTATCAAACGGTTGTTGATTATATTAGTAAATCTGAATTGAAGCACACAATACTAATGCGAGTTGGCACATCACGATTGGTAAGAGACCATCTACATCTGATGGCCGAAAAAACATCATGTGATTTGGTGTGTCAATCTCACGGTGATGACATTTCTCACCGTCTGCGTTGTGCAGTTTTGGTTAAGGCATTCAATGAACAAGCAAAGAATGCATCTATGATTTTGGTTAATGCTTCACTAATTGATCATCAAGGAAAAATATTATTAGAACCAAAAAATTCTTCTCTGTCCAATATATCAATAAAACCTATGGAATATGAAAAGATACTTAAAGCTCAAGATGACATACTAATTGGTAGTAATATGGCTTGGCGTAAATCATCACTTAAACATTTTCCTGAATTGACAACATCTTATTGTGCCTATGGCCATGATCGAGTAATGACTTTTAGATCATTTTTATCCGGCGGTTGTTATTTTGTGGATGTTCCTTTGGTTAAACGCCGACACCACACGAATCAATTGCATAGAGAACTTCTCTCTTTTGACCACAAATTTGTAAATTCATTTAATGCTCAAATAATTAGAATAACATTTTTCACAGCGATGATGAATGATTTAATCTCTTTAAAAGAGAAAAATTTAATTGAAGAAGATGAGTATAATCTACATAGTAAGAATATTAATTACTTGATTATTCAAGCAGCAAGATTTTTGTCGATTGCAACATGCAATCTTGTATCTGATAAATACGTTAATAAATGGATTAAAAGCAGTTGACTTTCTGGCCCCTTTAGTTAAATGGTATAACGCTAGATTTGTAATCTTGAATTGTTAGTTCGATTCTATCAAGGGGCACCACTAATTGTTTTGAGTAGAAGTATCCATAAAATTTTCAATTAAAGTTGTAACATCACCATATTGATAATCTTCAAGTATTTCGATTACAATATCAACAATTTGTATTTGTCGTATAAAATTTTGTAATTCGTTTTCATGATTCTTTAATTGAGTTTCGGCAAACATTTTTAATAGATTTTCGCCTTGATCGTTTTTCTTTTTAATCTTATTAATTATTTTTTTTAATCTAAAAATGTAACCATTGCAGGCATTAATGTTATTATTAATATTTTGTTTTTCTTTCCTACTTTCATTCTTCATGATAAGGATTAAATCATCAAGATCGGGATTAATATTTGGAAGTAAATTAAAAAATAAACGACTGAGTTGTTCTAAAGCTTGGTCACGCAAACTTGTACCAAAGTCATAATGACCGGTAGTGTCATATTTTTTTCTATTAACAGGATCACTTAGAACTTCATAGGCGTTTTTTATTTCTTTAAATATCTCAGGATCACCACCTTTATCTGGATGGTGTTGTTGAGCAAGAGATTTGTACTTGGCTTTAATTTCTTCAACTGTTGCAGTTTTAGAAACGCCTAAGATATCATAT